GTGCCAGCCTTGAGGTGAGGTGTCTCAGGAAGCCGGGCGACCTTCCCGCTTCGAGTGGATCGCTAACAGCCGCGTAACAGCCACACTTGATCGTGACAATGTATTCGTAAAGTCTTACGCCATCGATGGGACAACAGTTCCAATGGACGGCCTTGGCTCATTGATTACATTTCAGTCACTAAGCGATGGCATTCTCAACACAGGAACATCGACTATCCGCGCAGCTCTGGATGTCCAGAAGGCTTCTGTCATAGCTGCTGCAACTCCAATGGCGTCCGGATATCTTAAGAATACAGGCGCGGATCTACCACCTGTAGAAGTTCAAGGATTACTTGCAGCATGGAAGTCTGCCCGTCAAAATCGTTCTACGGCTTATCTGACATCGACTCTTAACTATGAGACAGTCGGATTCAGCCCTAAAGACATGATGTACAACGAGGCAATCCAGAACCTTGCTACCGAGATCGCTCGACTATGCAACGTCCCACCTTATTACGTCTCAGCAGATCAGAACACGACAATGACTTATGCGAACGTAACTGAAGAAAGAAAGCAATTCTTGACCCTTTCTTTACAGCCATTTATCTCAGCCATTGAGGATCGTCTATCAATGGATGACATTACAGCTCGTGGCAACATCGTCAAGTTCGACATCGATAAGAATTATCTCCGCACAGATCCACTTGTGGAGTTGTCAATCATCCGTGAACTTCTTGATCTTCAATTAATCACTCAAGAGCAAGCAATGGAAATGACAGACCTAACACCTAACGGAAGCGAGAGCATGATATGAGCGAGATGCTTACATTCTCAGCAGAACTAACAGCAGACGCGTCAGAGCGCACTATCTCTGGCAAGATCGTCCCATTTAACGGCGAGGTCGGAAACACATCCGCCGGAGCTGTAGTCTTTGAGCGTGGCGCGATTAATATCGCTGACTCATCTAAAGTGAAGCTCTTACTAGAGCATGATCCAAAGCAGCCAATCGGCCGCGCTCAATTCTTTAACGAAACCGAAGACGGAATCTTTGCATCATTTAAGATTTCTAAGTCATCCCGTGGCACCGATGCACTCATTGAAGCCTCAGAAGAACTTCGCACTGGTTTGTCAGTCGGAGTTATGGTCAATGCAGCAAAGCCTAAAAATGGCGTGCTTTATGTATCGAGTGCTGACCTCCTCGAAGTAAGTTTAGTGCAGGCCGCCGCATTTAAGTCAGCAGCCGTCACTGATATCGCGGCATCTGAAGATGAAGCCGTGGAAGAAACCCTACCAACAGAAAGCGAGACAGCCACAGTGGAAACCACTCCAGCAGTCGAAGCAACACCTACAGTTGAGGCTGCCGCAGTTGAAGCTGCTCGCCCTGCTGTGACAGCAATGGCTTACACAAAGCCACGCATTGAAGTAACAGCTGCAAAGTATGCAGAGCAGTCAATCCGCGCAGCACTTGGCGATGACTCAGCTCGTCAGTACATCGCAGCAGCAGACAACACAACTGACAACGCTGGTCTAGTACCAACACGCCAACTTTCAGAGATCATCAACCCTCTCGGAACAACCATCCGCCCATCAATCGATGCAATCTCTCGTGGAGTGCTTCCAGATGCAGGTATGACTTTCGAGATTCCTAAGATCACAGCAATGCCTACAGTTGCAGTTGCAGCTGAAGACGCAGCATTTTCTAACACAGATCAAAACTCAGCCTTCCTAAGTGTAAGTGTGGCCAAGTACGCAGGCCAGCAGGTATTCAGCGTTGAGCTTCTTGACAGGACTTCTCCAGCGTTCTTTGATGAACTCGTTCGCAACATGGCAGCAGCTTATGCAAAGTCAACTAACGCAGCAGTCAACGCTGCACTTATCTCAGGTGCAACACTTGATGCAACTACAGTTGCAACATATCCAACAGCAGCCGAGCTTCTTGGAATTGTTGCTCGTGGATCAGCATCTGTTTATGGCGCAACAGCAGGACTTCCAAATCCATTTGCTCGCAACATGGTCGTATCTACTGGACAATGGTCTAACATCATGACCTTGAACGATTCAGGACGCCCTATCTACAACGCATCACAGCCACAGAACGCAGGCGGCGTTGTAACACCTACATCACTCACAGGTAACGTTGCAGGACTTAACCTCTACGTCGATCCAGAAAATGGTGGCGATGGCGATGGCACAATCCTCATCATCAATCCAGACGCGTACACATGGTACGAGTCCCCTACGTACCGCCTCCGCGCCGAATCAACAGCTGCGGGTCAGGTAACAATCGGCTACTACGGCTATGGCGCAATTGCGACCAAGGTCGGAGCAGGCGCATTTAAGAATAACAAGGCGTAAGCCACACTAAGTCGCTGGCAGGGTAGTGCCCTTCTACCCTGCCAGTCTTTAGAAAGGATAAGAGCATGGCATTGACAACAGTCGCAGAGCTTCGCACCGCCCTAGGCGTTGGCACTCTCTATACTGATGCAGTCTTGCAGTCTGTCTGCGATGCCGCAGATAACGTACTCTTGCCCTTTCTATGGAAGAATCAGCAGTACATAATTGCTCACGGGAACACGGGCACAGTCGGCACTCTTTACTTTGGTCAAAATATCCGCGACTACTTCTACGTCGGACAATCAGTCGTGATCTCTGGCGCTGGTACTAAGTACAACGGCACAAAGACAATTACAGGCGTTGACACTCAATCCTTTACAATTACGACGACACACATTAGCGACAATCCCTATCACACAGTCGAGCCTTATGGCATCGCAGCAGCTGAGACTTACACAGATTACACGACAGTACCGGCAATTCAAGAAGCGTCTCTTATGATCTCTATCGACATCTGGCAGTCTCGCCAAGCCCCATCAAGCGGCGGAGTCAGCATCGATGGCTACGCTCCAAGTCCTTATCGCATGGGTAACACCTTGCTTGCTCGCGTTCGTGGCTTGCTTGCTCCATATCTTGATCCGAGATCGATGGTGGGCTAATGGCCGCCATATCAACACTTCGCGCAGGTATTGCAGCAGCTCTAGTCGACAATACAAAATACTCAGTTTTTGCATTCCCTCCAGCTACGCCTATCGCTAACAGCGTTATCGTCAGCCCTGCTGATCCTTATATTACGCCGTCTAATGGTTGGCACGCATCAATCTCGCCAATGGCGAACTTCACCATCTCGGTACTAGTGCCGCTATTGGATAATGAAGGCAATCTCAATGGAATTGAGGATGACATCGTTCGGGTTTTTGGCCTGCTCGCCGCGTCTTCATACACCTACAACGTCACAGAGGTATCGGCTCCAGCCGTACTTAATGCCGTTTCGGGTGATCTTTTAACATGTCAAATTAATATCTCAGTCCTAACGAGTTGGAGCTAACATGACCGAGTGGGAAAAAGAGCAAGAAGCCTTCCTGATCAAGATCGGGCAGGTAGCACCATCAACACCTAAGCCAGTAACTACTAAGAAAGACGAGGAATAATCTCATGGCTGTATTTATGAGCAACAAGGTCGGCGTGAAGGTAAACTCAGTCGATCTTTCAGACCACGTTACATCTGTAACACTTAATCGTACATTCGATGAGCTTGAAGTCACCGCAATGGGAGACTCAGGCCATAAGTTCGTGAAGGGTCTAGAAGCCGCATCGGTTACTATCGACTTTCTCAACGACACAGCAGCAGCTAACGTCCTAGCGACTTTGCAAGCTGCATGGGGAACTAACGTTCCTATTGTTTTACTACAGGAAAAGGGAACTGCAGTATCTGCGACTAACCCTCTCTACACAATGACTTGCTTGATCAACTCAACTACAGACATCAACGGCGCGGTAGGCGATCTCTCAATGCAGAGCCTTACCTTCAACGTCTCTGGTACAGTCGTAGTTGCCACAACAGGCACATTCTAAGAAACTAAACAAAGGGGCAAAGTATGGCTAAGTTAATAGTAACGATGACCGACAACGTAGTACACGAGATTGAGATCACTCCTCGACTTGAGTACGCGTTCGAGTTGTATGCGAAAAAGGGCTTCCATCGTGCGTTTCAGGAAGATCAGAAACAAAGCGATGTCTATTGGCTTGCATGGGAAGGACTGCGCCTTAGTGGGGTGACAGTTAAGCCATTCGGTGCTGATTTCCTTGACACGCTTAAGGGCGTGGACATCGGTGACTCAGCCCCTTTGGAAAGCTAGGGAAGGATAGTCTCCATTACTTGATCGCTCGCTTGAGCATCGAGACGGC